CAGTCCAATAATATTGAATGAATAACGAATTTATGGTATGGGGAGAGGTCGTTAATTATTCTCTATTACTAAAGGTTGGGGCATAATAAGAGGCATTCTTTCGAAGAACTGACGCATTGGAACAGTCTTAAGTTCTGGCTGGACTGGCGCCTGGGGATTCACAAGATTCGTAGAATTTATGCCGAAAAGAGCGGATTCGATTTCTACTGGATTTCTCGACAACGTATCACGTGGCATGTGGCTCGGCATGTAGCCAATACACGGTATCGCTGGACTATAAGCGCTTCCGTATTGCGAATTCTTATATAAATCATATTTTTCAGCTATAGCATATCCTCGTTGCTGTAAGCAGTAGTTTCCTGGGGTGTTATTGTTTCTTGTGGATGCCATTTATATACTACCTTTATAAATTTTTTGTGATATTCGCTAATGAATCACTTGATATTTTTCCAGTTGTTAGATATTCAACTATGCATTTGTGCATAAAATTAAACAACTCGTACTTGAAGAGCAATCTAAAAACTGTTAGATCATCGCTTCCCATCATGCTTACAAGCATAGCATGGTCTGGAAATTCACGGCATTTTATAATTATCTCCTTCATTTCATCAACAGAAGACAACTGATTAAATAAATTTTGTGTAACAGAATTCACTTCTTTATCATCCCATATATCGATGTTAAATGCCTGTAGTAACTGAATTCTGTAAAGATCTTCTTGTTCATTTGTATCATCAATATTCTTATATGTACAAATGAAATCGGTCTGGTACATCTTCTATTAATAATTCTTTTAATGTTTAAATGAATTATTAGATATATTGGGTCTTCGTGTGTGTCGTTGCGTAATCCTTATCGCGCGTTAGTTCGCGAGATGGCACTCCACCCCGAATCCAACCTTCTGCTGCTACGCCTTCAACAAGATTCGCAGGGTTAGCAATAGTTGCCTGCAAAGATGGAATCATCGGTGTATTGGAGTATGCCGCATAGCAGACCTCACTCGAAGGATTAACACTCTTTTTGTTATTTACAAGGTCTCCCTGCTGTATCTGAGATTCAAGCACTGGATTGCTTTTTCCGCGTCCAAGGTAAGGCACCGTCGCGAAAGGTCGCTGGAAAAGACTAATACGGCATGCCGGTTTTGACAACTGGCTCATTGAAAGTGCGGAATTTTCATCAATATTGCATCCACCAATACCCACTTGATGGCTTCCATTGAAGTTAACATTTAACTGACTTACTGCGAAATCTACAGCGTTGGTCATGGGGCAGGCCGGGCGAAACTGGTCTAGCATATAGGTAGAAGCTTGGGCGTTCTGAACATTTCTTTGACTGAGATCGCATTTATCATCTCCTATTCTAGTGGTGCTGTTGAATGTATAATCATAGACAGATGCCATTATATAATTATTCAATATATTATTTTTACTAAACAATAAATTCAAAGTCGTCTTATTCCTCACCATTTATCCAACGTGGTCCCGCTCCTTGCGTACATGCCAATGCGTTTCCTTCTTTACAGGATATCATATCACCATAGCAATAATCCGCAAATGCTTTTTGATCATTCGGAATTTGGGTATTCGCTGTAGCATACCAAGTGTGCATCGATTGGTCGAATATAAAATTATCGCCTAAATCCTTGAACAATTTTTCGCTTATATTGGGGTCATCAAAGCCACTTTCAATGAATTTTTTTGTCTTATCATTTATATTTTCCTCAACAATTGGGTTGAAAGCAGGAGCTGCTCTTTTACGATCAGGATTCCCATTAATTTCAGGCAATAAAACATTCATGGCAGGGTTACTTACATTTGGCTCCGTAAAATTATCCTTAAGCATCTCATATACCTTGGGGTTCGTGAATGCCTCTTTTGAATTCACTTTTAAATTATCTTGTCCCCCCTTACCCTTTTCAACATTGAATAGTAAGATTATAGCAGCCAAAGTAACAAGTCCTGTTAAAACTATTTTATAAGTCCTGCAAACTAAATAGCCTAAAAGGGATAGAATTATTACCAAACGTGTAATAGCATTCAGTTTCTCATTTGACGACATTTTTTGTGCTGGCCAAATTTGTGAAATATCTTCTTGTTTAAATAAGATTGTTGGGTCATTTAACCAAAATGATGTAGTCATTATATATATATAATCTTAGTTATTTTTATTTTTTACCTTTCTTCTTCTTATTGTTTTTCTTCTTCTTTTTTTTACCCGCTTCTGGCTGTCGCGCACTTTTTTCAACATTTTCACCCGTGCTAAATACCAGATTTTGTATACCTTCAGTTTCATCAACCCTTTTCAATGAGGCTTCCTTCTGAGCCTTTCTCTCTGCTAACTTCGTGCGCATCCTATCTTTCTGCTTTGCACCTTTCATGTTTCGGTCCAAATGAGCTTGCATGGCATTCATGTCCATCTTTCCACCTCCTGCTCCAGGCATTCCCATCTTACCCATCATACTCTGTAAGTTCTCCATACCAGGCATATTTTTCATCTTCTGGACGATGTCACCTGCCTCCTGCAGTAACTCGCTCTCTTTTATATCGCCAGATTTGATCTTCTCATCTAACTTACTCCCGACATTTTTAACCAGTCCCATTAGTTTCGTTGGGTTCTTGAAAAGATTCTTAAAAACGTCATTCACAGAATCAGCATTCTCCATATCAATGTCCATGTCGGCTGCGGTTTCTTCAGCTATCTCCTTCGCCAATTTTCCTAGTTTTCCATCCATCATACTTGTAACATGGTTGTGTAAATCTTCTGGGTTGGGGAGATTATCCACACCCAAACCAGAACAATCTGGTGAAGAGGAACCACTTATATCGAATACATTCTGCATTTTTGAAATGGTCTCTTCCAACTTTGACCGAAATTCTGTCTCATCGATATCTTCGAATAACTTTGCTGTATCTCCAAATGAATCTTTTTCTGAAATAGTGGAAACAACAGTAAATAAGATTAGTTGCAAATACTTCCATATCGTTTCACGTGTCGCATCACTAATGTTCTCTTTCCACAATTTCACGAAATCAATACCAGGAAGAAATTCTATAACTGAACCTTCTTTGGAAAATACATCTGGATTCTGGTAGAGTATATCGAAAAACTTCTCTGGATAAACACTCTTACAATGTTCATATATATCCTTAAGAGCCTTATCATTTGCGAAGTATTCTTCATCTTCGTCTGAGATAATAGCTTTAAGATTTTTATCCAGGTTATCCTCTAACTCTGGAAAGGTAGTCAGGAGGTCCTTCATCAAGTCAATAATAACCTTTTTGAAGTCCTTCATTCTGCTTTCTAAGGTTCTGTCTTCATCAAGATTCGGAGATGTTTCACTGTCACTCATAGTATATTTGATTGTAAAATATTATTTTTAAATCAAACTAATCTAAGTATATAAATCGCATAATTTTGTTAAATTCTGTATATATTTTATTGCTTTTTTTTGATCGTCATCATTCATTTGCTTCACCGGATCACGTAAACAGTCTATTTTCTTCAGTACAGCATTTGATATGCTTCCTTCACCCATATCCTTACCATAATCTTTGTTAATGAAAAATTCCAAATCTCCTCGGTCTATTTCCTTATGATAGACACCTGATACACATTCTTTGAATGTCAAAATTATGAGTTTAGGATTTGCTTTCCTCATTGCTATAAGGCTGTTTTTCACCGTAGCGATATCAGCATCATCTGGGAACACACGTTGTATATCTTCAAGAAATTCAACAAAATGGTCGTTAAACGCCTTAATTACTTGACGATTCTCCATATTTATTAGATATTGTGTATTTTTTAAACTATATTCCTACGACTATTATTTTACGACTGTTATTTTACGACTGTTATTTTTTTATGAATCATCTCCTTGCCATATCTGCTTGTCTCTCTTGCTGCATTTTATCCATTGAGGTTCCACTATTGCCTATAGTGTCAGGAGTATAATCCTCTGGTGGTGTATTTATATCATCCTTTTCTTCCAACGTAGCATAGTGATGTTGCTGTCGCATTCCTCCATCTCCTTTTGCTGAAAGCGATGTTGCGTCCTGGTCGAGAAAGCTAAAATTATCGGAGGCAACACCAAAACCTGATGAAGCTAGTGAAAATGCTAAAGGCTCACCATTATTATCAGTTGCAACCATGTTTGCCACAGTTTGTTGGGGTGTAAGATGATTGTCAATATCATCACCAAACAGGACATGATGACCTTTATTTAGTAGGAGGAGTGCAGGAACTTTGGTTATCGTCGGTGGTAGCAACAGATCTTGTCCGTTTTCCAAAACAACATATGTGGCACCGTTGGCCCCCTTGTGTCGTTTATCGATACAAATAAAATGTATACCATCCTTAACATTTGATTGTGAAAGTGCTTGTAATAGTCTTTTGCAGTTCTCGCAATAATTGCTGTAATAAAGAATTGAGCTCATTTTTTATTATTTATATTTAAGTAACGATATTTTAACTCATTTTTCACTAAAATTGATTTATAAATTTATAGAACTATAATATATAGAAAATGAATCCTGTGGTATCAAACCTCACCGAAGAAAACAACTATTTGAAATTCAGATTGAGTGGCATAAATGTAAGTCTCGCCAACGGACTCCGACGGATCGTACTTTCTGAAATACCTACGGTTGTGTTCAGAACGACCCCCCACGACAAAAACAAAGCCAAAATCGCAATCAATACAACAAGGATGAATAATGAACTTATTAAACAGCGCCTAAGCTGCATTCCTATCCATATCCAAGAAACCGATTTCCCAATTGAGGATTACGAAATCGAGATTGACAAAAAGAATGACAGTGACACTATTCAATATGTAACAACGGAAGATTTCCGCGTAAAAGATATTAAAACCGACACCTACTTGACAGAAACGGCGACTAGAAAAATATTTCCACCAAGTTCTCTTACAACATTCTATATTGATTTTATGCGACTTCGTCCTCGGATATCCGATGATATCGGTGGAGAGCATCTGAAACTCACATGCAAACTTGATATTGGCACTTCGAAGGAAGATAGTGCTTTTAATGTTGCAGCAACTTGCAGTTATGGTTCAGCAATGGATCCAGTAAAGGTGAATGAAGAATGGACAAAAAAGGAGAAAAAGATGAAAGGTGAAAAAGTATCCGCCGAAGAAATCGCATTCGCAAAAAAAGATTGGCTCCTCCTCGAAGCAAAACGTTTTATATTACCTGATACTTTTGACTTCGTTGTGGAAACGGTGGGTCCATTCACGAATATGTCGCTTATACATAAGGCCGCCCATATAATGTTGGAAAAACTTAAGAAATTCAAGGAAGTAATACAGGAAAACGACGGACTTGTCTACAAGTCGAAGGTAACTATACCAAATTGTTTCGACGTCCGCCTTGAAAATGAAGATTATACTTTGGGGAAAGTGTTGGAGTACATACTTTATTCCAAACATTTTAACAAAGATTCATCTACATCTGATAAAAGCCTGACTTTCTGTGGTTTTCAAAAGCCGCATCCCCATATCGATGTGAGTTTTATTAGATTGGGGTTCGTAAATGAAGTCGACAAAGCTGCTGTCATTGTGTATCTCGTGAATACGGTTGCTGATGCTGTCCGTATCTATGAAAAAATCGCAACTGATTTCGAGCAGAATAATTAATAATTTCAAATTTAAATAAAAAATAATATTTAATTTTTTATTTAGAAATTTTTAAAACAGTTGCTCCAATACGAAAGATTACGCAGCGCCACGTTGTTCCAGAACAATCCTCTCGTCTTGCTGATGCTGCCTCATAGAATAATTAAGTGAGAACATGAGTTTCGCTGGAGGCAGATTGTTTATATAATTAATAACGACGCCTCGTGATACACTTTTCTTTGCTGGACGAAGCTCTTCGATGTAAAGCGCATGTAGATTAAACATGTGTGTGCGAAATTGATATGGAAATTCAGCAAGAGGCTTTGATTTGTGAATGTGACATTCTACATAATTTGTATGTAACTGGATTGTAAAACCATGCATTTGTTCTCGGAAAACGTTGAACTCCTTCGAAGCTTCAGGGTAATACTTCAAATAATCCCTCACCTTTTCTTGCTGCCTAAGAGCGAGATACCTGAACTGTAACTTCGGCTGATTTCCTCTCAGTTTGCGAACCATCTCATAATTCGGATTCCGGAATTTTGACCTTACACCAGATGAGTGCCGCATTACTACACCTACGTGCTTGTAATCGGTATTTTGGCTCGCCCATTTTTCTTTAAGTTCATCAAAGGTATCGAAACCGTATACTTCAGGGAAATAAACACTTGCTTGAGCCAAATGTTCTCTTAAGGAATCAAGAGCTACTTCAGTCACACTATACAATTCGTTATCGATTTTGTGTGCTGCCACGAGGTAGAGACGCTTCTGTACGAGTGGGGTCACGATCCTATTTCTAGGATGTTGGAAAACGAATGTGTAACAATTATCACGAGGCAACATGTCGAAATCAAATCCAGCATTAGTGCATACCTCAAGAAACATATGTCTGAATGTATCTTGCAATTCGGGCTTACCTGTCGTAAAATATGACATCTTCGCTCCGACTGAACTACGTGTTGCGATCTCCCATTGTCCTTCATCTCCTTGTGTTTCGTCGAAGAATAAATTTATCATCGTCCCTTCCACAAACTCTTCTGCGGTACATTCATTCGGTGGGTAATCTGTTGTAAACTTATCAGGGGCCACAGATTTAGGTGGTGCAAATACTAAAATCTTCTTATCTTTGTAAATTACCGAACGAAACATTCCTGTTGACTTGACTAAATCAAAAGTGAGATATTGTTTATCGTATTTAATGATCTTATAAACATTATCCATGTGTTTCCATGCTCGTTGTTTAAGTTTTAGTGTATTGAGTAGAGTCTCAAACTTATCATCATTCTCGCCAGAGTATAAGGTTGAAATGTCGTATCCTTCAACTGTATGCAAATTATAAGTGGCAGTCATTCTTATTTGTATTTACATAATTCTCTTTAATTTGTTTATTATCAATTTTTTCGTTAATTATAAAAATTTCTACTGTAAATATAAGGTAATGGTAGAGTCCCCAGTTACGGATAGAATGAATATACAACTTGGAGATATAATCCAAATAGAAGCACCTACCGATCAGGAAGTACATAATGCTAGATACTTCGTAAAATATGTTGGTCCCAGGCAGATACAGTTAACAAGCGAAGATGGTATTAATGAAACGACGCTCTTCATTAACGATGACGGCACACTAAGAAACGAAGCAATCACAGGTGTTAATATACTTAGTAATGCGTCTGAA